GCTGCAAGAGAATGGCCGGGTCTGCTGCAAGAACTGCAAGCGGTGGTTCACCAACCGGACCAGCACTATCCTTGACCGATCTTGCCTCACCTTCAGCTCCTTTTATCTTCTTGCGGTCCTTTCAGCACTAAGGGTAGAGCCGCAGCAAATAGCGCAAATTTTGGACATTCATCCAGACACCGCCAGGAACTGGCAGGCTAAATTTCGGGTGATGGAAGAGGTGATAGATGGCTGAAGTAAGATGGATTCACCTTGCGGTGGACATGTTTGACGATGACAAGATTGACTATATCACCTCCCTGCCGGAAGCAAACGCTATCATAGTCATTTGGGTGCGGCTCCTGACGATGGCAGGGAAGAGCAACGCCGGGGGGTATATCTGGCTCACCGAGAACATCCCGTACACGCCAGAAAGCCTCTCCCACAAGATGCGGCAGCCACTCAACACCGTCAAGCTTGCCCTGGAGATATTTGTCCGCCTCGGCATGCTCTCGGTAGACGACAAAGGCATCTTTCTCAGTAACTGGAACTACCATCAGAACACCGCCGGACTCGAAAATATCAGACAACGGGAACGGGAGCGCAAACAGAAACAGCGCGGGAATCAGGCACTTATACCTCAAGATGTGTCCCGGAAATGTCCCGGAAATGTCCCGGACAAGTCCTGGGACTCCTCTCAAGAGAATAAGAATAAGAATAAAACTATTGTCGCGAATTCCCGCGACGGCCTTTCTGATTCAAAACCCAAAGCCCGCCCTGCAAAGCCGACGTCCGATCACCGCTACTTTACCGGCTGGTGGTGCTTCGCCTTCCTGAAGCTCACCGGGGCAAAATACGCCTACACCGGCAAACACGCGGCTATCATCAAAAAGCTGCTTGATTCTATCGGCCTGGAGCAGCTCATCGAAAGGTCCTGCGTATTCCTCACGCTTCCCGAGCAGCAGCGGTTCCCGCGTGGTTCTCCCACCCTTGAGGGGCTTGCCAACCAGATTAACCAACTTGCCGGAAAATACACCGACAAAATCGGTGACGACTGCTTCAGCCTGGGGATACTACCCGACTACGAAACACCGCTTCTTAACTTCACCCCCTGGCTGACTTCAATGGAGGGACCCCTTGAAAATCTTGAACATGCGTAAAATCGACAACGGCAGATCGCTGGTCGCCACCTTCGACGTACAGTTTGCCCCCCTCACGGTGCGCGGGATGGCGATCTTCAGGAAGGCGGACGGGCAGATGTGGATTTCCGAGCCCTCCGAATCCTTCCAGGGGCGGGACGGCAAGACCGCCTACAAAAAGCACGTCATCATCACTGATGAGCACGTCCGGCAGACCATTGAGCACGAGGCAAAGACCATGTTCGCCGAGCTGGAAGGGGATCACCCGTTTTGAGGACCCCTCCACAGAACATAGAGGCCGAGATGTCGGTCCTTGGGGGGATTCTTCTTGACGGCAACACCCTTGCCACCGTCAGTGCCACCCTGCAGGCTACCGACTTCTACAGGCAGAGCAACCGCATCATCTTTGAGACTATGCAGACGCTCGACGCGCAGGGAACCCCCTTGGACCTCATCACCATCACCAGCGCCCTCAAGACGAGGGGGGAGCTGGAGCGCGCCGGGGGGGGCGCGTACCTCGCGGAACTGGTGGACTTCGTGCCGACCGCCGCGAACATCGGCTATTACTGCAAGCTCGTCAAGCAAAAGGCCCTCGCCCGCAACCTGATCTCCGCAGCAACCTCTATTGCCCAGGCCGCTTATGACGACGGTGCCGAGATTGACGACCTGCTGGCGGAGGCATACGGGCGGATCGAGACCATCGGCAAGGAGCGGCACGGCGAGAAAGATCACCTTCTCACCCTCACTGACATGGCAGAAGCCTACGAGTATCACGTCAAGAACCTCGACAAGCGCCGGTTCATCACCGGGTTTCCTGCCCTCGACGCAGTTATTCGGGGGGTGGCACCCGGCGAGACCATGATGATCACCGCCTACTCCGGCCTCTTCAAGAGTGCGTGGCTACAAAACCTGCTTTTGAACGGCTGCAAGCGGAACGGCGAGCACCACGTTTTCTTCTCACTCGAGATGCCCGCCGTCCGCGTCTTTGAAAGGACCTGCCAGATTGCCCTCGAAGAACATACCTACCGGGTGGAGAGTGGTTTCCATCACCACATCGGCTATAAAGAGCGGACCCTCGACAACCTGAAAGAACAGGGGGCCGACAAGCTGATCGTCTGCGAGCAAGGGGGGATCACCATCGAGAAGGTAGAGCACTACACCCGGCTGGCGCGGCAGAAGTACGGCAGCATCGGGGCCATCGGCATCGACTACCTCGGCTTGATGGGGGCCGACAACGCGAAATCGGAATATGAAAGGATTTCCCACGTCGCCGAAAACTCCAAGCACATCGCCAAGCGGCTCAACGTCCCGGTGATAGTGCTCTGCCAGGTGAACCGGACAACGGCGGGCGCGGCGGTGGAAAAGTGGAGCGCCAAGGGGAGCGGGGCGATAGAGGCGAGCGCCGACTACATGCTCGGCCTGCAAAAGGACGATAACAAGGACCTGATCCTCAAGCTCCTGAAAAACCGAAACGGTGAAGAGGACCTCTCCTATCGGGTGACCATCGACAAGCATTACCTGAAGTTCCGCTCCCTCGACCCGTACAATGAGGTGGCCGCCAAGAACGTCGAGCGCGGCAAGAGCCGGATACGGAAAGGATATCTGCAAGAACCGGAGGAACGTGATGACGACCCCTTCTAAACAGTCGGTGACGTTCAGCATCAAACAGAAGACCGCCGCCGGGTGGGAGTTGATCCCCCTTGAGGCGCTCGCCGGTAAGCGGCTGGAAGACGCCCTGCTGGCGATGGATGGCCGCGACATCGTGGCGGAGTTCCTGATCGAGGGCGAGAAGCACTACTTCTGCGGGACCCCCCATTGGGTGGAGCGGATGAAGCCGAAAGGTAAAGGGGCTGTCACATTCAGCGAAGCCATACAGCGTCTGCGGCAGAAAGGGAGCCACGTTCTTGACGAGATATGCCCCGGAACGGAGGTCAACGAAGTGTTTCCCGGCTGCACCGTTGAACAAATGACGCTGCTTTAAAGGAGAGAGGACTATGGCAGACACAAGCATTGACTGGGCGGACAAGGTCTGGAATCCGGTCACCGGCTGCACGAAGGTTTCTGAGGGATGCCGCAACTGCTACGCCGAGCGGATGGCGCACCGGTGGCAGAGGGCTGGAGTGCGCGGCTATGAGGACGGGTTTGCCGTCACCTGCCACCCCGAGCGCCTTAGCCACCCCCGCACCTGGCGGAAGCCCCGCCGCATCTTCGTGAACAGCATGGGCGACTTGTTTCACGAGTCGGTCCCCCTTTCATTTCTCACCGAGGTGATGCAGGCGATGGATCGCGCCAAGCACCACACCTTCCTGGTCTTGACCAAGCGCCCCGAAGCGATGCGCGATTATCTGTGCACGGTGGCCGCCCTCGGCGGTGGCGAACCTCCAGCCCACATCTGGTGGGGGGTGTCGGTCGAGGATCAGCAGAGCGCCGACGAGCGGATACCGCTGCTGCTCCTGACCCCGGCGGCGGTACGGTTTGTGAGCGTGGAACCGATGGTCGGGACCGTCGATCTCACTCGATATCTGGGGTTCACTGGCGATAACGGAGAGGTTGGGCTCGAGGAGCGCGGGTGGGGATACAACAGCTATTCGGGCGGGTTCATCGGTAAGGGTGAGGACGATTGCTACGATCCGCAATGTGGCCTGGACTGGATCATCTGCGGCGGAGAGACTGGCCCCGATGCGCGGCCCCTGCACCCGGATTGGGTCCGCTCCCTCCGCGACCAATGCCAGTCGGCGGCGGTTCCCTTCTTCTTCAAGAGTTGGGGGGAGTGGCGGGGTGACGGCACCGATATGCACCGCGTCGGCAAGAAAGCCTCCGGTCGGTTGCTCGATGAAATGGAGTGGTTGGAGGTCCCATGCTAACCACCAAGTTCTTCCCAACCATCCTTATCGGCCTCGACGTGCTGGCCGCCGTAGCATACGCCACCAACGGCACCTGCGAATGGCGGAAGGTCGTTTACTGGCTGGCGGCAGCCGTGCTGACGACGGTGGTTACGTGGTGACGGACACCGACAAGCTGGATAACATCATCGCGCAGGAAGAGCAGCTCCTGAAGGTCGGCGTGGCCAAGGCCATGAAGGCATGGCAGGAAGATAACTCAACCGAGAACATGCGCCGCTGGCAGGCCGCGAAGAAGGCCCTGGAGGAATTCCAGAACAAGCAGCAGCAGCGGTTCAAGACCGAGACCGAGGCGCTGCAATACCTGAAGGCGCAGGGTTGGCGGCTGGAGAAATCAAAATTCAACTCCGACGTGAACGCCCGCCGGGTGCCTCGTGCGGAGGGCTACTTCCACGCCAAGGATCTGGACTACTACGCCAAGGCCGCCAACCTCCCCCGCCTTACTACCGACTCCGATGACGACACTGGCAGCGTCCGAGAGGAACTGCTCAAGGAGCAGCTCCGCAAGCTTCGCCTGGAGAACGAAATCAAGGCCGGAAAGTATATCCTGGCCAGCGAGGAAGAAGCGCGGGACGCCCAGTTGTGGGCCTTCATCAAGGCGGATATCGAAAATCACGCCCCGACGCTGATAAACGACGTGGTTTCCGCCATCCTCACTGATTTTGATTTCAGCGAAGAGGCAAAACAGCACATCACAGGTCAGATACCGCAGCTTCTCGAGACATACCACGAGTTCGTGGCTGAGATGTTCGACCGTCACGCCAAAAATAGAGGTATAGGAGCGCCGCAATCATGACTAAACTGGAAATTATCTACCTCCCCGCCACCAATCTACAACCCCTGCCGGGGAACCCCCGCAAGGACAAAGTGAAAGACGCCCATGCGCGGCTCTGCAACCTGATCAGGAAGCACGGCTTTCGCAACCCGCTGGAAATCTGGCGGGATGAAGACGGTCGGTGGAACATCATCGCCGGAAACCACCGCTTCGAGGCGGGCAAATCCACCGGTGTCACCGAGTTCCCCTGCACCGTTTACACCGGTACCCGTGCCGAAGCGCTCGCCAGGGCGATAAGCGACAACGCATCCAGCGAGTGGACCGAGTGGGATGACGAGCTTTTGAAGGTACAGATCGGCGAGATCCAAGACCTCGACCTTGACATCACGGGGCTTGACGACAAGTTCCTGAACGGGCTACAGACGGCGCAATCCTCGGGGGGGCACACCGACCCCGATGAAACGCCGGAACCCCCCGCAGACCCCATAACCAGACCCGGCGATCTGTGGTTGATGGGCAAACACCGGCTACTATGCGGCAACAGTGTTTCACCTGACGATGCTAACCTGCTGATGGGGGGGGGGCTCGCGCAAATGGTGTTCACTGACCCACCGTACAACGTCAAGATTAGTGGGCTCGGCTGCCACGCCGCTAAGAACAGCATCGGAAAGATTCACGGCGAGTTCGCCATGGCCTCCGGCGAAATGTCCGAGGCGGAATTCATGGAGTTTCTCTCCCAGGTGTTCGCCAACTGCATCCGCCTTTCCAGCGACGGGAGCATTCACTTCATCTGCATGGACTGGCGGCACATCAAGGAAATCCGCCTGGCCGGGGAGGCGTATGCGGAATTAAAGCAGCTTTGCGTCTGGAACAAGGACAACGCCGGAATGGGGACGTTCTACCGTTCCAAGCACGAGTTGATATTCGTCTACAAGAACGGCAAGGGAAAGCACGTCAACAACTTCGAGCTGGGGCAGCACGGCAGAACCCGGACCAACGTATGGGACTACCCCATTGTCAACAGCTTCGCCAACAAGGGCCTGCCCGATAAGGAGACAAGGCTTCACCCGACCGTCAAGCCGGTCAACCTGGTGGCCGACGCCATTCTTGATTGCAGCCGGAAGGGCGACATTATCTTCGACCCCTTCCTCGGCTCCGGCACCACACTGATCGCCGCCGAGCAGACTGGCCGCACCTGTTACGGGATGGAGATCAGCCCCAATTACTGCGACGTGATTGTCAGCCGTTGGGAGCGCTTCACCGGCAAAAAGGCGGAGCGCTGCGCATGATCGCATTGCGTCCCGCTGAAATCCGCGTTTTCCAGCGCCGGGAACGGCTCTCTGTCTCGCAGTGGGCAGAGAAATACCGCGTGGTGAAGAAAAGCAGCTTTCCGGGACCGTGGCGAAACAAGATCACGCCATATCTGCGCGGGGTGATGGACACCTTCGGGGAACCGGGGGTGAGGGAGATTGTCCTGTGCAAGGGGGTCCAGACGGGGGGTACCGAGGCGGCCTACAACTGCCTGGCGTTCGAGATGGACCGCTCCAGCGACAACGCCTTGGTGGTCATGGCCGACGAAAAGAGCGTCAAGAAGCTCGCCAAGGGGCGGATCATCCCCATGCTTTTCGATTCTCCCCGGCTCTCCACCCTCATCAGCGACAACCCGGATGACACCACCATCTACGGGGTCCGGCTTAACACCGGTTTCAGCCTGAACATCGGCTGGGCAACCTCCCAGGTGGCGTTGGCCTCCGACCCATGCCGGGTATTGGTCCTTGACGAGGTGGACAAGTACACCAGCGGCCTGAACCTCGCCGAGGCCAAAGCGCGAACCACCACCTACCCGCACACGAAGAAGATTTTCACGCTCTCAACTCCCGGCCTGGAGAACGGCCCAGTGTGGACCGAGCTGCAAGGGTGCGACGAGCTGCGCGATTACTGGGTTCCATGTCCCGACTGCGGGGCAATGCAGGTCATGGAGTTCAGCCAGTTCAAATGGCCGCAGCAGGCGGCGTTGCTTCAGGGGCTGGATAGTGCCGACGCCAAGGCCATCCGGCGCAACCGGCTGGCGTGGTACGAGTGCCGGGAATGTGGCGCGCGCTGGGACGATACCAAGCGGGACACCGCCGTGCAGCACGGCGAGTGGCTACCCCGCATCCCGGTGAAGAACGCGCAGGGTATCGGCTTTCACTTGCCGTCCTGGTACAGCCGGTTCGTCTCCCTCTCCGAGGTGGTGGCGCGGTGGTTGGAAGCGCAGGATGACGACCAGAAGCTCCGAGCCTGGTTCAACAACGTGGCCGCTCTCCCCTACGTGCCGGAGAAAAAGGAGCGCAAGGAGACCCACATCCTCACCCTGCGCGATGATCGGCCGCGCGGCCTAGTGCCGAAGGGGATATCCTGTCTCACCATCGCCATCGATACCCAGATGCGCGGCTTCTACTATGAGGTGCGCGCCTGGGGCTATGGTCTGGAACTGGAAAGTTGGCAGGTGCGGGAAGGGTTCGTGGAGACCTTCAGCGCCTTGGAGCAGATCATCTACCGCGACGAGCACCGGGACGCCGCCGGGGGGCTTTACCACATCCAGTATGGCATCATCGACTCGGGCGGCGGCATGGGGGACTTCGGGGTGTCTCGCACCACCGAGGTCTACAACTGGTGCCGGGTCCACCGCCACATCCTTCCGATCAAGGGGCAGCAGCGCATGTCGAAGCTCTGGAAGTGCGAGGCGCTGGATAACTATCCGGGCACTAATAAGCCCATAGTGGGGGGGCTCAACCTCTACCACATCAATGTTACGAGCCTTAAAAACGACCTGGAGCGCAAGTTGAAGATTGCCCCGTCCGACCCAGGCGCATGGCATCTCCATGCCGAGTGCAGCGAGGACTATGCGCGGCAGATGTGCTCGGAATACAAGGATGAACGTGGCTTCTGGCAGTGCCCGCGCGGCAAGGCCAACCACTTCTGGGACGTGAGCGTCTACCAGCTTGCCCTGGCGGAGATCGTGCAAATCAAGTTTTGGCCGAAGCCCGCAGACGGTCAGCAGGGGGCGCAGCCCACCGGCAGGCGCGTGCGGAGCACCGGCATACAATGAAATCTTTCAGGAGGTGATATATGGCAAGAGTCAACAGGGTGGTGGAAAGCCGTGAGCCGGAGCTGGAGCAGGTACCGAAGGTTCGCGTTACCGCGCAGGACATTCACGAGGTAAAGCGCCTCCATATTTTGAAGAACCTCCTGTACACCCCGGAAGAGGCTGGACAAGTACTTGGTAAGTCTGGCCGCACCATCCTGGAACTGGTCCGCGAGGGGAAGTTGGTCGCCGCAGGCACCAAGGGTTCGTCCGGCCTGCGCATCACCGCTGAATCCCTGGAGACATATCGGAATTCCATTCTGATCCCCCCCGAAGATTGGGGAGAATGACCTTTTTTTTAGCAAAAAATCGTGCCTGATTTTTCATTTTTTGCGCAAACGACGGAAAACGACGGAAAACGCCCACTGTTGCCCACACAAATTCCCACCTATCATAGGCCCTATATCTTGGGGCCTTTTCTTTTTGGCCCCGCAACATGTGGAGCCAACATGCCCGACGATAACGGAATAACCCTCGCCGACGCCCGCGCACAGCTTGCGGCTTGGCTGGCCGCCGACGCCAAGGCAGCCGAGGGGCAGTCG